CCCATATTTCAACCAAAGGAGTAACAACCATGACACTGGAAGAATTGCGCGCTGCGCATCCAGACTTGTGTGCTGCTCTGGTAGAAGAAGGCCGCAGTGCCGGCTTCGACGCCGGAGCATCTGCAGAGCTAAATCGTATTAAATCTGTTGAGGCGCAATCTATGCGCGGACACGAATCTTTAATCACTTCACTTAAATTTGATGGCAAAACCACTGGTCCTGAAGCTGCTGTGCAGGTTGTAAATGCAGAGCGTGCTTTACAAAACCAGTTTGCTGCAAACTTAGTAACAGGCACACCAGCTGCAGTTGCTTTTGCATCTGCACCTGATGACGCAGCTACACTTGAGGCTGAATCTCAAGCTGATGCAAATATGTCTGTTGAAGATAAAGCGCAAGCTACTTGGGATAAAGATTCAAGCCTGCGCGCTGAATTCGGCAACAGTTTTGCAACTTATCTTTCATACGCAAAAGCTCATGCAGCTGGCAGTGTGAGAGTAGCCGGTCAATCTAAATAAAGGTATCTATCATGAAAAAATCAACAATTCTTTTAATTGGTCTGGTAGCAGCGGTATTCAGTATTGGTGCTTACGCAGGCGTTTATGACGTTTCACATATTGCCCAAGGGCTACCGCTTTTAGCTGGCGTTGGTATGACCACATTAGCTCAAGATCAGTTGCGTTCTTACGAAATTGGTGACCGTAATGATGTAGGCGTTGTAGCAGCAGACATTATTTATGGCGGGGCAGCTGTCGGTGATAACGCTTCTGGTTATGCCCGCCCTTTGGTGGCTGGTGATGCGTTTCTTGGGTTTGCAACAGATAAAGCAGATAACTCTGCAGGTGCTGCAGGTGCTATTAGCGTTAATTTACGTTCTAGTGGCCGCATTCAGTTAGCGATTGGCAGCTTGGCAATTACAGATGTTGGTAAGCCTGTTTATGCGTCTGATGATAATACATTCACTTTAACTGCAACAAGCAACTCAGCTATTGGTCGTGTGGTGCGTTTTGTATCAAGTGGTATTGGTATTGTGCAGTTTGATGCTGGTCGCGGTGGTGTTGGTTTGGTAACAGCTTTGACCGATAGCACGACAGGCACAGCAGACGGCACTGTCGGTGATGTAGGTGCTGCATTCAACCAAGCAACTTTAAACAACAATTTCAAAGAGCTGACTGTGAAGTTCAATCAACTCGCTGCTTTGATTAAATAAGGGGTAAACCATGGATAAAATTACATCACGCGCCGTTGTGGGCATGTATTTCCAAGCATTGGAAACTGTATCTGGCGCTATGTGGTTAGATAAAGTATCTAACTACTTTAAATCAGACCAGTCATCAGAAGAGTATGCGTTCTTAAGTAACACACCAAAACTGCGTGAATGGGTTGGTGGTCGTCATGCTAAGGGTTTTGTAGAGAATGGCATCACCATTCAAAACAAGCATTATGAAGCAACACTTGAAATCAAACTAAAAGACATGCGCCGTGATAAAACTGGCCAGATTCAAGTGCGTGTTAATGAGCTTGCTGAGCGTGGTGAAACACACTGGGCTTCATTGTTATCAAGCTTAAAAGTGAATGGCGCAAGCCAATTGTGCTATGACGGTCAATACTTTTACGACACTGACCATAGCGAAGGTGAAAGTGGTTCTCAATCTAACAAGATTGATGTTGATATTTCTGGTTTACCAGCACAAGTACATGGCACGGTATCTGCACCTAGTCCTGAAGAGGCTCAGCAAGCTGTGCTTAAAGGTATTTCGCAAATGTTGTCATTTGTAGATGACCAAGGTGAGCCTATTAATGAAACAGCAAAATCTTTCTTGGTAATGGTGCCAGTTGGTTTGTCTGAAGCATTCCGTGCTGGCTTGTCTTTAGCTCGTGTGGCTGGCCCATCTAGTATGGCAATTGAAGATTGGGATATTCAGCTGGCAGTTAATCCACGATTAACAAGCGCTGGTTGGACAGATAAATTCACAATTGATCGTATCGATGGCTCTGTACGTCCATTTATTCGTCAAGAAGAGACTGAGCCAAGCGTGAAGGTTAAAGATGAAACTTCAGAATTTGCATTCGATAACGATGCTATTCAAGTTGGTATCGATGCATGGCGCAATGTTGGCTATGGCCGCTGGCAGGGTTCTGTTCAAGTGACATTGATCTAAGGGGCGCCACCATGAAATATACAGTGATTGGAAAATCAGTGGTGATTAGCGGTGGCCTGCTGACTTTGTCAGAAGCACAGGCTAAAGACCGTGGTCACTTGCTGGCAAAAAGCAAGAAGGGCCAATATTTAGTAGCTCACCCCGTGACATTTAAACAAGGTGAGACTTTCGGTTTTGATGGCCAGTTAGATAAATATCAATCTAGCTTATTGCTTTCTGAAAAAGATGCAGAAAAAGAAGCTGCAGCCCATAAGGCATCGGAAGAGGCTAAAGCTCAGGCAGAAAAAGAAGCTGCTGAAAAAGCGGTAGCAGAAGCTAAGGCCAAGGCAGAGGCAGACCAAGCGGCTATTACAGCAGCGGAAGAGGCTAAAGCTCAGGCAGAAAAAGAAGCTGCTGAAAAATCTGCTGAAAAAGGTAACGAGTAAGGATGGCATTTACCGAGGATTTTGACGATTTCATTAACCAAGATACACCTGGCTTTGTATCGATCTCAATTCTCGGTAATCCACCTGTTAGTGCTTTATTCGATAAAAACTATCAAACAACATTTGATGTTGAAGGTTCTAGACCTGTTTTGCATATTAGCGAGACTAATTTAGGTGTTGCAACTCGTAATACGCCTCTTGTCATTAAAGGGGGAGACTACAAAGTCTCAAGTGTTGAGCTTGATGGTACAGGAATGGCATTAGTGATTTTGGAGGAAGTGTAGTGGCAAGTATAGGCATGCAAATTATTCTGGCTATACAGGATATTTTGACAGATCCGCCAATGTCTACTGTAGCTGCTGAGGATGTTCGCACAGATCCTATTTCGCCTGCGGACTTAAATAGCGGTACCGCAATCAATATTGAGCTTGGTGATGAGCCGCCACCAAACCTTTTGGTAATTGGATTTAAAGATAGAGACGTAGAAGTAACCCTAACATTCATGGCAACAGGCCCTACAGCAGTTAGTGATGTAGATGCGGTCATGGTAGAGGCCCACGCAAAGTTGTTTGCAGATGCAACATTGGGTGGACTTTGTTTTGATATTAATGAGCTTGGCACCATTCGCCAAAACGCTGTTAATGGAAAACGTTTGGCAGTGATTGAAAAAACATACTCGGTTAATTACAGAACATCAGAAACAACAATGGATAGCTAGAGAGAGTTATGGCAACTAATAAAGCAATTAATAGCACGGAAGTGTTAGAACAAAACCCGCAAGGTGGTGGTTCTTATGTGCGTAACAATGATGGTAGCTTGGCAGTAAACCAAGCTGATCTACATAAACCAAAACCAGCTGATGAAGATGTTGGTAATGCGACTAAAGAGGAATAATCATGGCTAACCGGCTAGTTCGTAAAACTGCTATTTTACTTAAACTTGAAACTACTTATGGCGTTGACCCTACGCCAACTGGTGCAGCTAATGCTCAGGCAGTTTCTAATCTAAGAATCAATCCATTAAATGCTCAAAATGTTAATCGTGATTTGATTCGTGATTACCTTGGTAGTAGCGAGGAATTGGTAGGTACCGCTTATGTTGAAATGGATTTTGAAGTAGAGCTGCAAGGCTCTGGTTCTTTAGGTGTGGCTCCAGCATGGGGCGCTGCCCTGCGTGCATGTGGTTTTGGTGAGGTGATCACGGCTTCAGCTCGTGTTGATTACACGCCTGTGACTGACTCGATAGAAAGTGCAACCATTTACTGGTATGACGATGGCGTCTTGCATAAAGGCTTTGGTGGCCGCGGTAGCGTGGAAGTTTCAGCTGGTGTTGGTGAAATACCAAAACTTAAATTTAAGTTCATTTTATTAGATGGCGGAATTTCAACAGCTACAAATCCAAGCACGACATTAACCGGCTGGAAGCAACCAAAAGTAATTACTGATGGTAATACGGGTGATTTGATTTTTGGTGGCACATACTCAGCTGGCGCTATTACTGGTGGTACGCCTTACCCATCTCGTGGTCTGTCTTTGAATGTAGCTAACGCCGTTAATTTTACGCCTCTTCTAGGTGGTGAAACAGTTGATTTGACTCAGCGTGATATCACAGGGTCTATTCAGTTGGATTTGACTGCTGCCCAAGAGGTTGCATTTATGGCGGCTGTTAAAGCAAATACGCTAAATACATTAAGCGTGCTTCACGGTTTGACTGATGGTTACAAAGTATTAGTACATGCCCCTTCATTCCAAATGGTTTCTCCAAGCAAAGAAGAAGTTAACGCTAAGCGTTTGATTGGTTATTCAATCCGCTGTGTTCCTGTTTCTGGTAACGATGAGTTAAGAATTGTGAGTTTATAAGTATGTTTTTAATTACACCTAACGCAACATTTACAACTGATGTTGAACTTCATGTGCCTGGTACTGAGCCTGGAAAAATTAAAGTCACCTTCAAATACTTGGATAAAGAGAAGTTAGCTGAGTGGAAAGTAAAGCACGGGTCTGGTCCTCTTGTTGATGGGTTGAAAGAGATTATTTCAGACTGGAGTGGTGTGGGGTTGGATGATGGCACGCAAGCAGCTTACACGGATGAAAACCTTAAGCAGTTACTAATTGCATATCACACAGCAGGCCAAGACATTTTAAGCGCATTTTACCGAGAGATATTGGGGGCTAGAAGAAAAAACTAGAGGCCGCCGCCCGTTGGTGGGCAAATGGCGGCCAAGCAGAAAACAAGGACTTGGATGATTCACTTAGGGCATTTGGCCTGGTGATGGATGAGCTGGTGGAAACACACTTTGATCTTTGGGAAATGAACTATCCAGTATTGCAGGTGTTTTGTGCGTGTAGTGATGACTGGAAAATAACCCAGCAAGGTAAATACAGATCAATCGATAAATTAGCGTTAGGAGCAGTGATGGAGATGATGGAGGTAACTAATCGAAAAGAAATGTTAACCGACATTATTGCTATGCAAAACGCTGCGCTAGAGATTTTAAACAATGGCTGAAGAATCAAAAATAATCATTAGTGCCGTTGATACCACTAAAGCTGCTTTTTCTAGCGTTCAAAGTGGTATAGGCAAGGTGGAGGGTGCGGCCGTTACCCTGAATGGGGCGATTGGCAGATTGGCCCCATTACTCGGTGCTGCTACGTTTACCGGTTTGATAAGCAGCGCTGCAACTGCTGCAGATAGAATTTTAGATGTTGCCACAGCTAACGAAGTGACGATTGGTTCTATATTGAAATTATCACAAGCGCTGGCATTAAATGGCGGTGAGGCTGATAGTGCATCAAACCTATTCGCCTCATTTACAAAGCGAGTTGAAGACGCTGTTACAGGTAGTAATGATGCCCAAGAGGGTTTTCGATTGCTTAATGTAACGCTTAATGATCTAGCAAAGTTGGATGGTCAAGCCTTGTTTGAAAAAACACTGAGCGGATTGCTGTCAATTGAAGATCCAATTAAGAGAAATACTTTAGCTATGGATTTTCTAGGTAAGGCGGCTAAAGGTGTTGATATTAAAGGATTGGCAGCATCTTACGCAAATAATCAAGAAGATTTCACAAAGGCAGAAAAATCCTTTGAAGATATCGGACTGGCTATGGATAAGTTAGATACTTTTACTATGAGTACAAGTAAGTCTATGGCTGAGAACTTTGGTCCTACTTTACTCACGACAATTACATATGTTGATGATCTTGTTTTTGGTTTTGATAAATTAGAAAAGAATATACGTGCAGCCAATAAAGCAAGACAAGATTCAGGTTCAGCTTGGAAGCCTTCTGCAAGTATGTCTGATGACCCTGTTTTTGGGCAATTTAGTTTGCCGGAAGAGTTTCATGGAGGGGCTTTAAGGGATGTTACTCCAGCGGAAGATAAGTCTGGGGATAAAAAGACTCCATTAGATACGTTAAAGGAACAAATCGATCTTATTCAACGTGAGAACCTTTTGGTTGCTCAAGGTGTTCCGTTGGAAGATGCAAAAACTATCGCTCGATTAAAGCAAAAAGGGTTGGGGGATGAGTTGATTGTCCAGTTGCTTAATTTGCAACAGGAAACTTCAGCGTTAGCTGCACTGGAAAAAGCGCGCGCTGAACAAAAGCAGCAGCTAATTGAAGATGAGAAAATGTTTTCAGAAGGCGATGCTCGTGTCATTGAGGCTGAGATTGAATTGCAGAATGAGCAATTTGATGTTGAAGCGAAATTACTACAGCAGCATCAATTAGCAGTTGATTCATACGACAAGATGCTTGATAGCATTAATCAAGAAACTGAGCAGCTTCAATTCCAGCTTTCACTTCAAGGGCTATCAAAAGAGGCGCAACAAGAAAAAATTGCAGCTAGAAATGTTGAAATTTCATTACAAAGAACGCTGAATGAGCTTGCTGAGCAAGGTATTGGTTTGAGTGCGGAAGAGATCGAGTCGCTGCGTGAAACTTACGCCGAAATTGAAACGCTTAAGGTGAAAGTGGATAAAGCAAATAATTCAGGCCGTGAGCTTGGGTTTATTTTTAGTTCAGCGGCCGAAGATGCGATTGTAAATTACAAAAGCTTAGGTGATGTGTTGTTAGGCTTGGAAAAAGACCTGATAAGAATAGCTACACGTAAGCTGGTAACAGAGCCGTTTGCAGAAGCTTTTAGCGGTATTGGTAATGGTCTTGGTGGTGTTGCTAAAGACTTCTTTGGTGGTTTCTTTGCTGATGGTGGTCGCCCACCCCTTAATAAAGTCTCTGTTGTTGGTGAGCGTGGCGTTGAATTGTTTGTGCCAGACGGGCCTGGAACAATTATACCTAATGAGTTGATTGGTGCTGGTACTAGTCAAATCAATGTAACTGTCAATGTGGATGCTACTGGCGGCAATGTGCAAGGCAGTAACCAGAAGGCAACGGACTTGGGTCGCCAAATTGAGGGTGCTGTGCGCACTGTGTTGCTTAAAGAGAAACGCCAGGGCGGGATATTGGCATGAGTGATTTTTCTTGGCTACCTACATCTACTCCGGTTATCAACAAAAACCCAAGAGTTCTTAGAGTTTCGTTCGGTGATGGGTACGAACAGCGTGCTGGTGACGGCATAAATTCAATTATTACAGATTGGGATTTAACTTTTAAAGGTAAGTTGTCCGATATTTTAGCTATAGACGCCTTTTTGACTTTAAAAGCAGGGGTTTCTTCTTTTACTTGGACGCCATTTGGTTTCTCTGAGATTAAGGTTGTTTGCGATAGTTGGTCGCAACCTCTAATTTCTGCCAACGCTTCTAGTATCACAGCAAAATTTCGACGGGTGTTTGAATGATTACTTCAGACATTCAAAAAGCAAATTCAGGTGTTTTGATCGAGCTTTTCGAGCTTGACCTTAATACCATTGGCATTGATGAACATTATTATTTTCATAACGGTGTGAATGTTCTTTTAGGTGATGTTGTGTTTAATGGCATTACTTATACCAGGCTGCCGATTGATGCTGAAGGTTTTGAGCGGAATGGTAATGGTAAACAGGCTAGGCCAACGTTGCGTGTTGCTAACGTGGATGGTTTGATTGGTGGCTTGTCTCGTGAGAATGATGATTTGGTGCGCGTTAAATTTATTCGCCGTCGCACTTTCTTAAAATACCTTGATGCGGTGAATTTTGAGGGTGGTGTAAACCCTAGTGCAGACCCTAATGCTGCCTTGGATGAAGAGGTTTATTTCATCGACCGCAAAGCCAATGAAAATAAAGTAATGGTGGAGTGGGAGCTTGCCAGTGCTTTAGATCTTGAAGGCGCCGTGTTGCCACGCCGCCAATGTATTCAAAACGTTTGCACCTGGGCTTATCGCTCAGCTGAGTGTAGTTATGCTGGCGGTGCTGTGGCTGATAAAAGCGATAACCCTACTGCTGATTTGTCGCTTGATGATTGCGGTAAAAGATTGCGCTCATGCCGTTTACGTTTTGGTAACAATCCACTGCCTTATGGCGGTTTCCCTGCGATTAAGTTGATTAGATAGCCATGACGATTGCAGACCATATTTTAGAAGCAGTAAAAGCACACGTGGCAAGCTCACCAAGGCGTGAAGTTTGTGGATTGGTGGTAAGTCATCGCCGTAAGCAAATGTACTTGCCATGCACCAACGTTGCGCCTCGTGATAGTGATTTTGCGATTGATCCTGCTGAGTATGCAGATGCTTGCGACAAGTACAAGGTTGTTTGCGTGGTGCATTCTCATATCAATGTTAACCCTGCGCCTAGCCAAGCTGATTTGATTGAGATAGAGCGTCATCATCTGCCATATTTGATTATGAATTACCCGTTGCATACCTGGACATATACAGAGCCTAGTGGCTATGTTGCGCCTTATGTGGGCCGTCATTTTGTGCATGGCATTACTGATTGCTATGCCATCTGGCGTGATTACTACAAGCGCGAGCTTGGTATTGAAATGATTGATTACCCACGTGATGTGGAGTGGTGGAATAAAGGCGATAACCTTTACCTAGACAACTATCAAGCTGCTGGCTTTGTGGAGGTGGATAGCCCCCAGCTGCACGACATTATCTTGATGCAAGTGGCTAGCCAAGTGCCTAATCATTGCGCTGTGTATGTGGCTGATAACTTGATTTTGCACCATGTGTTTGGCAAGGCCTCAAGCCGTGATGTGTATGGCGGCTATTGGAGAAAAATCACTTCAAAAATATTGAGGCATCAATCTCTATGTTAACTGTGATTCTTTACGGGTTTTTAGCCGATAGATACGGCAGAGTGCATCAGCTCAATGCAAGAACACCAGCTGAGGTGATTCGTGCTTTCTGTGCCAATTATGCAGATTTTAAAGATGCCATTATTCAAGATGGGCAGGCTTATTACAAAGTGTTAGCCGGTGGTGATAACCGATCAAGCGAAGACAAATTGCACGTTGGTACATCTAAGACAATCAAGATTGTGCCAATTGTGTCTGGTAGTGGCGGTTTAGGTAAGGCTTTGCTAGGTGCTGCCTTAATTGGTGCATCTTTCTACTTACCTGGTACTACTTACTTAAGCGCCATGAGCTCGTTCTCGTATAGTTTGTCTGGCATTGCTTCAGGGATTGGCTTTTCTTTATTGCTTGGTGGCGTTTCTCAAATGTTGTTTGCACCGCCAAAGGCACAAAAGAACGCTGGTGAGCGTGCAGAAAATATTCCTAATACTTCATTTTCAGGTGCGGTAAATGTCACTGGCCAAGGTAACCCAGTGCCTGTGGCATATGGCAAGATGGGTGTTGGCTCTCAAGTTGTTTCTGTTGGATTTAGCGTGGCGCAACTATGACTGAAATCATTAAAGGAAATGGTGGCGGTGGTGGTAAAGGCGGTGGTGGCAGCGGTAGAGTTGCTGTTGAAGCGCCTGATACGCTTAAATCTGCTCAGTACGCCAATATCATTGATGTGATCAGTGAGGGTGAGATTGAAGGCTTGGTGGATGGATTAAAATCAATCTACCTTGATGATACGCCACTACAAAACGCTGACGGCACATTCAACTTTACTGGTGTGACTGTATCAACACGCACTGGCACTCAATCGCAAGAATATATTCCTGGCTTCTCTGCTGCAGAGTCTGAGGGGCCTGTTGGCGTGCAGATTAAGCAGGCTTCAAGTGTTGTTCGCTCAATTACTAATTCTAATAATACTGCTGTGCGCGTCACGCTGTCTGTACCTCAGTTAAGCCAACAAGATACAACTAATGGTGATATTAATGGCACTTCGGTTGAAGTGGCTATTGATGTGCAAACCGATGGTGGTGGTTTTGTGCCTCAGCCATTACGCAAAACATTCCAATCTGGCAGTTTTGCATATGGAGCTGACTTTGTTAGTAATGGTGTTGTATCTGATAAGTTTAATATCACTGTTAATTGGGTTGGTCAGCTTATTGGAGGAAATCAAAGTTTATCTTTAGTGCTCCAATATAGAGCGGTTGGTGCTGTTGATTGGATTACCCACGCAAATTATTCATTCTCTGGTAATGGGTCATCGGACGTTGTTAACGGAAATTATAGTCCAGGCTCATTTTCCTCTCCAACTGGGTCTCGCACTTTTTCACTTGCTTTGGCGAGTGGCTTGTATCAGTTCAGAGTGCTTAAAACAGGTGGCAGTGCTATCGCCTATACCTACATGACATTTGACCCTCATGTTGTTTCTGGCATTCAATACGGTGGTTCTGTCTCTATCGGCTACGCAGAGCTGTATGCGCCTGCTTACACAGACGTAATATCAGGGAAGACAACCTCTAAATACCAGCGTGCTTATTACGTGCCATTGCCAGAGGGTAACGAATGGGATGTTCGGGTGCGTAGAATCACGCCAGACAGCACAACGATTGCGCTTCAAAACAATACGATGTGGGATAGCTACACAGAGATTATTGATGCAAAACTGACTTATCCAAATACGGCATTAGTGGCTTTGCAGATTGATTCTAGTCAGTTCAATAGTATTCCTGTGCGGCGGTATGAAATTAAAGGTATTAAAGTCAAGCTGCCAACTAACTATAACCCATTGACCCGTGAATATACCGGCACTTGGGATGGTACGTTTACGGTTGCTTGGACAGATAACCCTGCGTGGATTTTTTACGATATCGTTACCAACAATCGTTATGGACTCGGTGATTTAATCGGCGAAGACATGATTGATAAATGGGGTTTGTACGCCATTGGCAAGTATTGTGATGAGTTTGTAGATGATGGTTTTGGTGGCTCAGAGCCTCGTTTTACCTGCAATCTTTATTTGCAAACACGCGAACAAGCGTACCAGGTACTTACTAACATTGCCTCTATCTTTAGGGCCATGGTGTATTGGGCATCTGGCTCCGTATATGTTTCTCAAGATGCGCCACAGGATGTGTCGCAAATTTTCAGCCCATCCAATGTGGTGGATGGTGTATTTAACTATTCAGGTTCAAGTGTAAAAGTACGTCACACCGTTGTATTGGTGACTTGGATTGACCCACTAGATAACTATTTACCAAAAATTGAGTATGTGTCTGACAACGATGCAATCTCTCGCTTTGGTGTAGTGCAAACCGATATTGTGGCAGCTGGCTGCACCTCCCGTGGGCAAGCGCACCGCTTGGGTAAGATGTTGCTGACTACCGAGCAGGAAGAGGTAGAAACGGTATCGTTTAAAGCTGGCTTAGATTCAGTCTTTATTCAATCAGGTAGCTTGATTCAAACCACAGATCCAGTGCGTGCAGGTAAGCGCATGGGTGGCCGCTTGGTTGCTGCAAGCACAAGCCAAGTGACGATTGATGCTGCCATTACTATTGAGGCAGGCAAGACTTACCAAATTTCATGCTGCTTAGCTAATGGTGAGATTGAAACCAAAGCTATTACTAATGCAGCCGGATCACATACCGTGATTGAGGTAGAGAGTGACTTTACTAGCGCCCCTCAAAATTACTCAATGTGGGTAGTGGCTGCTAGTGATTTAGTGCCTGAAACTTGGCGTGTGGTTTCTATTGCTGAGGTAGATAAAACGCAACTTGAGATTGTTGCGCTAGCTTACCGTGCTGATAAGTATGCAGCGGTAGAGCGGGGGTTAGTTTTAGAGCCATTGCAAACAAGTGCTATTAATGCTGGCCAGCCAACTGCGCCATCTAATTTAAATGTAGTGGAATCTTTATATCTGGTCGGATTAAGCGTGATTGGGGTGAGTGTTACGGTGAGTTGGGATCTAGTGCCGGCAGCATCTACTTATGTGCTGACATATCAGCTGGCTAATCAGAACCCTATCACGATTGATAACATCCGTACTAATAGTATAGACATTAAGCCTCTGGTAGAGGGGGATTACACCTTTACCGTTTATGCCGTAAATAATCTAGGTCGTCGCTCTCAGGGTAGCCAAACAGTTGCCACTATCTATGGGAAAACTACACCGCCGGTTAATGTTAATTCATTCAGCATTATTAAGAGTTCAGGGTTAGCGCTGGCATCTTGGTCTCTACATGCGGATTTAGATGTTCAGGTAGGTGGCAATATCGTGATTAGGCATAGCCCATTAGTATCAGGCGCTACTTGGGTTGATGGTGTAATTCTTGAAGCTTTCTCAGGGAATGCAGTAAGCGGATTGTTGCCATTGATGACAGGCACTTATATGGCTAAGGCCATTGACTCAACTGGTAATTGGTCTGAAAGCGAAGTTTCATTTATAGCAACAGAAGGGATGGTCACAGGCTTTTCTACAGTGGCCACATCAACACAACACCCTGTATTTGGTGGTGCCAAAACAGATGTGTCACTGGTTGCAGGGTCGATTCAATTGTCAGCTGCTACGCTAATTGACGACATATTAACCAATATTGATGATTTGGGTTTGATAGATTTTGTGGGGGGCATTGTGGCTGATGGATCGTATGAATTTAATGCGGTTATGGATCTGGCCTCAGTTGCAACTTATAGGTTTGAGTCTGCGATAACTGCATTCAGTTTTGATACTGCTGAGTATATTGATAGTCGTACCGACAATGTTGATAGCTGGGGTTTGATGGACGGCTCAACCATTAATGATTGTGACGCAACATTGTATGCCTCTACTACCAATGATAACCCGCTTGGCTCTCCGGTTTGGAGTGCATACACACCATTTTTTGTGGCTGATTTTACATGCAGGGCAGCTAGATTCAAGCTTGATTTAGCGAGTGGAAATATCAGTCATAACATATCAATTTCGGCACTTAGTGTTGTTGCTAAGGTGCCAGTTTAAGGAGCGAAGATGGGAAAAAAAAATACAACAATCGATTTGATCTCGGTAGCTGATTTAGATGATAAAAACATCTATCAAGGCTTAAAGAATATTCCAAAGTCTGAGTTAACAGCCAGTCATGTTTTGGTGCCGTCAGATTGTGATTTGGCAATAGGTGGTTACCAATGGGATGAGGATAAAAAAACGTTTATGCCTACTTTGGCATACATACAACAACAATTAAGTAAGGGCTAGGTTATGTCACAACATGCAATGACTTTAAGCAATCAGCCTGGTGCATCATTTAGGACTGATCTCAATAACGCAATCGCGGCTTTAGTAAGCAATAGTTCAGGCGCAACATCTCCAGCGGTAACTTTTGCCTATATGACTTGGGCAGATACTACTTCTGGCTTAATGAAGCAACGTAATGCAGCAAATAGTGCATGGATTGAAAAAGGGGACTTGGCGTCTGCTGACTGGGGGTTTTTAAAGAAATCAAACCCAATAGTTACGGGGTTGTTAACTCTTGATGACGGTGCCGATATTGCCTCTGCTTCAACGGTAGATTTAACCGCTGCTACTGGCAACACTGTACGCATTACAGGTACAACAGCCATCACAGCATTCACAATGACAGCTGGTCAGCAAATGGAGTTGATTGCCGTTGGTGCGCTGCCTTTAACTTATAACGCTACCACAATGAATATCAATGGCGGTGTTAGCTACACTTGTGCTGCTGGTGATAGGTTAAGTGTCACTAAAGATGGTGCTGGTGTGGTTAGAGTTAATGTTACTAAGCAAGATGGCACTTCTGTATCTGGTGGAGCAGCAGCAAGTAAGCTATCTGACCTAGACGCAACGGTTGCTGGTAATGATTTAACTATCACAGTAAATGCTGGCGCCTGGGATTTTAGGTCAACCACATTAACTGACGGTACGCCAGTATCGAGAACTTTAGCATCCCCTGTCAGTTTGGTCGTTCCGAATGGTGCAACATTGGGGGTGGGGAATGGGGTTTCTGGCAGATTTGTGGTTGGACTTATCGATAACTCAGGGGTTTTGGAACCTTTCGTTATCAATATTGCTGGAGGTAATCAGTTAGATGAAACTAATTTAATCACGACAACTACTATAAGCACTGCCGCAGACAGTAATAACGTAGCTTATTCAACTACCGGAAGAGCAAGTAAAGCGTACAGAATCATCGGATTTCTTGATATAACTGAAGCTACAGCAGGTGTTTATGCGTCAGCCCCAACATTAGTGCAACCTTGCGGCGGTCAAGCGTTAGCTTCATTATCAAGTTTAGGTTATGGTCAGACTTTGCAAAATGTAACTGGTAGCAGGGCTAGAGCAACCACATACTACAATACAACAGGCAAGCCTATTTTTGTTGCTGTCAACTATACATTAGGTGCGGCAGGTGTATCTAATGCAACGGTAAACGGAGGTAGTTTCAATGGTAGTGGGTATTCATCTGCAGGTTCTTCAGTGGCTTCTGTGTTTTTTTTAGTACCTGTGGGAGGTGGATATTCTTCAGATTCAAGCGGAAGTCCAACAATAAATACGTGGTTTGAGCTACGTTAAGGATAAACATGACAATATATATAACCCCAAACAACCAACTTCATGATGATGCAGAGGGCTTTGCATTAACTCTACCATCTTGGCCTCAAGATGCTCGTATAGCTACTCAAGAGGAAATTGATGCAATTTTAAATCCTCAAGAAACCCCTGAGCAAACTCTGGCTAGACTGAAAGCATTAAAGCAAAGTGAAATTGACCAGCTAGAAGCTACGCTATTCATGACAAGAGGTGAACGTGAGGCGTGGTTGATTCAGATGGAAACGATTGCAACTCAACAATCTGTTAGTTTAGAAGTGTTATATCAAGCCAATCCGTTCTACAAGAAACTAAAAGACTGTGATGATGCGGTAACTGCATTACGTGCTGAACTGAAAGCAATTGTATGAAGTTGCTCTATATCCTAATTACTGACCTATACGTATTTTTCATCATGTACGTTGCAAGCATGGGCATGATTCGAGCGCATGCCGAAAACAAGCTTAATGGTGTGTTATGGGTGCTTTGCTTACCGTTCGTGGCGATAAGCGTTGTGATTGACTTCATCAACAACATGACAGTGTTCACCGTATTGTTTGCAGAATTTCCAAAAGAGCTGTTAGTGACTGCAAGGCTAAAGCGGCATGTGAATGAGAGTACGTTCAGAGGGCGGTTGGCTCGGTGGTTTGGAGATGTGCTTTTAAATCCATTTGACCATACAGGCAACCATCTTGATTAGCTTAATCATTTTGGTTCTTGTGGCAGTTGGGATCAGTACATTTCTTCTGCTTGCGATGTTTGGCCTGTTTGTCATCATCAGCCTATTCAAATCAAAGCGCTTGCCCATGGACACAAGCAACAGAATTAACCATATTAGGTTGCTGTGGTTTGTGTTGACCAGGCCAGAGCTGTTTGTGAATAGCTTTGATTGGCTGCGTCATGATGAGCTGGACAATATAAAAAAATAAATAAGAAAGGTAGCCATGTCAGACCCAATTACACACGCAGGTAACTCAGCGCCAATAATCGCAGCGATAGGCGTTGCCATCACCACAGTTTTTCAGATTCAAGCCATCACATTTTTAATTGCCATTGTCGGGGCAGGGTGTGGTCTTGCATTCAGGCCTGCGCCGCCGGAAGCAAAATCTAAAGTAGACCTAGCATTACGTTTCTTTGGCAATGCTGGATATGTGCTGATTACTACCGTAGTAACTGCATTTGGCATGTACTGGCTTAAGCAGAAGTTTCCTGATGCTGAGTACCCGGTGGCATTCTTTTGCGCGTTGGCATTGATGGTTTACCGTGAGCTGCTTGTTGATCTAGGGGCTAAGTTGATTTCTATTCGATTCCAGAGGATTAAGTAATGTTAGCGAGTATATGTTTAATTTGTGCAATTTATGTGGGGATAGAGTGTTTTATCGCATTCTACAAGATGGATCGGGGCGATAGGTTTTGCAGGCTTGCCAAGTACGTGGCAGCGCTTATTTCATCTGCCATTGTTGTTTATTGGTTCTTTAAAGCCCCCAATCAAATCACCATTCCGGTGTTCATCATGATGCTGGCAATCACTTTGTTTATATGGCCAGTAATGGTTTACAGGTGGCGCGGTGATTATAGAAATAGGATAGGTGACTAATGAAACCTTTAAAAATTTGTAAGTTACGCACAGCAGGCTTGGCTAGTGTGAATAGCGCTAAGTTTGGGCTAGTACGTAGAAATGCGGACGGTTCAAAGCGTGCGCACCAGGGCATTGATTTACAAGCCAACAAGGGCGATATGGTACTTGCGGTTGCTGACGGCACTATCGTTGGCGTAAACATGGGGCATGACGGCTACGGCTACACAGTTACCCATCAGTTTGAACATAACGGTAAGTCGTTATTTGCATTCTATGCGCACCTTAGCCTAGTAGCTGTAAAAGTAGGTGACAAGATTAATGCAGGCGGCTGGATTGGAAAAACTGGCAGCACCGGCAATGCCGCTGGTATGGAAACTATTGCTAAAGGCGGCCACTTGCATTTTGAGATTCGTACCAAACAGGTGTGTGGATTAGGTACGGCTAACAGATTAGATCCGTTGGAATTTGTGGAGTTAGATTAATGATTACTTTTGGCTTGTGGTTACTAGGTAAGTTTAAATCCCTATCCCAGTTACTAATCACGCACTGGCGCATTGTGCTGGTGGTGCTCATGTTGCTAGTTATCTGGCACTACAAAAGTGCATTCGAGCAGGAAAAGCAGGACTTCAAAGAGTACATTGCCCTGGTAAAGCAAGAAGCCGAGCTACAAGCGCAAAAGAACCAGATCATTGAAGCTAACACGCAAAAAGCCGTGGCGCTGGAAGTCAATAAGCACAAATCAACCATTGCCGCTTTAAATGTAGATAGGTCGCAACTTCAAAAGAAAGTGAGTAATTTATATGCTAACAAAACCAATGCTGATTTTAGGCTTGCTTCTTATGCTGACCGCATGCTGCTCGAAGCAGGTAGTCGCAACGCCACAGGCGAAATTGCCAGCGATACCGAAAGACTTGCCAGCTGCAGGCGAGAGCTTGACGCAGCCGATACTCGATTATCAATTGTCGAAGAAGCGTGCGCAGTAACTACCGCTGACTTTAACCTGGCGCGAGGTTGGATTGATGGTGTGTGCAGTAATCGTCAGTGTGGTGATTAGCTAAAATAAATAAAGGGGCCGAAGCCCCTTTGTTGTTAACGCACTTCCAACCAGTTAGAAACTTTTATAGGTAGGTTGTACCATGCGGACATTCCATCTACCAATTTAACGACCAGTAACTTGTCATCGTAATCAACGTATTTCATACAATAATCACAAATATTTTCACTTGTTTTTGCTGTTTCTATAATCCAAGTTGATTCTAAAGGGCGGCAATAAGTACCAAACTTCCTAATAGCATCATGAAGCTTGGCGTAGTCTTTAGTTTTTATTAAATCGTAAGATATTAAATATAGTGCCATTTGGTATTTTTCCTTTTAATTTACCATCAGGCCATACGGTTGCAATGAATCAAATATGATTATATTATGCATAAACGCATGACACTGTATATCGTGTTTTAATGTGTAATCAAAGCACTACCACGGCTCATAAATAGTGAATCCGCCAAGATACATTCTATTTATGAGCCTTTCTTTATGATTCTGACAGGGTAGTGCCCCGCTACCAGAACCAAGTTATCTTCTCATCTCATCCCCTTTAAACCACAATATGTTGTGGTCTAGCCATAAATGTAACCCATTTTTTATGTCTTTTCTACTTAACACACCGACTTTTTTAAGATTATTTTAGTTACTTTTGCTTTGTGTTTAATTAATTAAACACATTCGTTTAACAGGATGTGCTGATGGTTAGTTTGCTGAGATGCAATAACGATCTAGACTGAATAAAATCATATTATTTTAAGACAACGCCCATGAGATTATGAGTATAACGGTGTGGTGGAGAGATAAAGATAGATCATGTTGTTAATGCCAACAACATGATCTAGGACGGTGGTTCGATTCCTGATTAAGTAAATTTACCAAATGCCAGCTTTTTGCCAGCATTTAGCTAAAGTCTAATAGGCACGATTACTCCTGCGGGTTCGATTCCCGCCTGCTCCACCATTTTTTTAGTAGTAAAAAGTTATAAAAATCAGTAAGTTAAGTGTTTTATGTCTTGGTGAAAGCTGTCATTTTAATGCCAGTATTTAGGGTGGTTTGGGGTTGATTTGCCACTTAAATGACAGCTTTTTTGACAGCTTTTTCGGTGAACATTTCAACGGCTTTATTACCAGCTTCAGGAATAGAATCACTGATATATTTTGCGTAAATTTTCCGTAACATTCCCCAGTCTGAATGGCCCATTTGTTGAGCAAGCCAAGCGATAGATTCACCAGCTGTTAACATCATGCTGGCGTATGTATGTCTGGTTTGATATGGTCGTCTGTATCTCACTTTTGCAAGCTTCAATGCGCTAACCCAAATATTTTTTCTAATTGCTTGGTCACCAGTCCAGCGTTCTGCTGAGCGTGGACTCTGAAATATTTCAGCGTTTTTAAGGTAGGTGTATTGCTTTTGATCTAAAAGAGCTTGCATTGCTGGCGCTAAGATTTTCACTTCACGATTGCCGGCATTTGTCTTTGGTATCTCAGCTATGTTTTTTGATGCCTGCGTCATGGCTTTAGTAATAAATATGCTGCCACGCTTCCAGTCAATGTCAGTCCAATCCAGTGCAACTAGCTCGCTGGTCCGCAGCCCAGTCCAGAAAAAGAACTGCACCATGTTTCTGGCTTGCCCATCTAGGACGCTTATTATTGCCTCTTGCTCTTCCTGGCTAAATGGCTGCACGTCACTTTCTTTTTTTGGAGCTTCTTTATTTTCGTAGCTCCAGCCATAAAGTGGGTTGGTTTCAATTAACTCATCCTCAACGGCATCCTGTAGCGCTTTTCTAAATACGCTCAGAATGTTGGATATGCGCTTATTACTGCAGCCCATATCTTTAACCCAGTTTTTTACATCGATGCGTTTAATCTCAGGCAATAGCTTGCCTTTGAATTGCGGAATAATGAGATGGTTGATGGTTTTTCTGTAGTCGTTGTAAGTGGATGACTTGAGCTGTTTTTCTTGACCTTCAAGCCAGTCATCCAGATAGGTTTCAATGTTAATTGCTTCGCCTGGTGTATCTATGAATAAGAAGCGGCGTTTTGAATCTGGAAAAGTTACGCTGTAGTTAAATGTGCCTTTTTCGATTGAGTCGAGTATGGCACCAAGGTGATTGCTTACGCGGCGATCATTAGAGGGGGAGGGCTTGAGCTTGATTCTTTCGCGGCACCTGACGCCTTGATAGGTAAAGGCGATCTCGTAGCTCGTTTCTGACGCCTTGCGGATACCATTCCCATCTCTGCCCATTCGTTATATCCTTCAACACTCATTAATATTCTGCTGTCTTGTGCTCTCACCCAAACTTTATTTTCAAGCCAGACACCGTCACGGATTTTAGTACGAACTGCATCCTCTGTGTAGCCAGTTTCATTGCAAAACTTAGAGATGGTGACGTACTTAAACATTTATGCTTTAACCTCGATTGATTCCAGTAGAGCTTTACGATACTGGGCCATGGCTTCACTTATGGCGTTGTCAGCATCTTCGTGGCTTACAAATGTTCCGCTTTTATCTGTTAGTTGAATGGCAATGCACGGTGTATTCATTTCTGTTAAATCTTTGTTGCGTAAATATCTATACATCTCAGCATCCTTCACATCATCCACGCTTACTGTGTTAGCTGCTGTGGTCAGTGATGCTAGCTGTGCGTTATTCCACTGCATCGTTGCATCTTTCAAGTTCTCGCCTTTAACTGTCTGGTTGCAGTTGTGGCACCATACTGTTTTGTTTGCTCCGCCAACATCATGAGAGCCGCACTTAGCGCAGCCGATTAAACTGTAATCAGGCGCAACCATCCGTAACGTTTTAATGCTACTCATGACTGCCTCGCTTATTTAAATGCTTAATGACCTTGTTCACTGCTATATCTGCACATAATGCTGTAGCGGCAATGATGAGTAAGGCTATTGAAAATAAAAGTCCAACTAACGATTTATCAAAATGTGACAAAAACACTGAGGCGATAATTGCTGAGTATGAAATGATTGTTAGCATTCTGTTTCCTTACTAATTGAACTGTTATCAATGTATCTACCTGGACAACCACCGGCGCTATAATCAAAACCAGTGCATCCTTTGTCACTATGCTGGCATGGGTTGCCACACTCACCGCTACACGGAATAACTGAGCGACCTTTTTTAAGTTCACCGATTAAATAGCTGTGCGCTTCCTCCGGTGACAATGTGCGGCCATCATCAATCAGCATATTCATGTAACCTTTAGGAAACTTGGTTTGTTTCATAAAGTTTTCAATATCCATGCACATGCTTACTCGTTTAGTTCTGCTTTCTAAGTTCATTCTGTTTGCCTTAACACTTTCTTAGCCTTAGCTATTTTCTCTGGCACTTGCCCATGAAACTTCATCCCCTTTAGTGCTCCTAGCAATTCAGCAAGCGCGGTGCGTAGTTGTGATTCTTGTTCGCTCATTACGCGACCAATCTCATCTCATCACCTTCATGGCAAACTGCAACTAACGCAGCGCCCGGATAAGGTGAAACGCTATTGCCAACCATACGCACTTGCTCTGCTACTGTAAAAGCGCGTCCATCATGGCCATGTGTGAATTTGTAGTCTTTGTCAAAGCCTTGAGCTGAATAAAGCTCTTTTGGCTTGAGCATGCGCAACTTAATATCAACAATCAGGTATGGCATGCCTTTGTAAATTACGGTCACCAAAGCCAAGCGGTCTTTTGTGGTAATAGTTGGCACAGGTTCATTAACGCTGCTCATGTTGTCAGTGCCGTAGTAGCTCATTAAGAAAGCTGATACACGTAAAGCTTTCTCGGTAATAGCTTCTTCATTTATCTCAAGTAGGCTGGCAGAAACAAGGCCTTGAACAGTTCTTTGTGAAATGATGGTACTTACAGGCTCACGTACATCATGGCCAAGGTTTGGTTGACCGTTGCCAGTGTTGTTGTATTGAGCAAGAAACGTTGTGACTAATGCATGACGATTCTCTGTAGTGATCGTAGGCAATGAACCTTTTAAGCCTGAGCTTCTATCATTACCAGATTCTGTTTTGTCACCGTAGTATTGCTGCAGGTGTGCCATTGCCAAAGCTTGACCACCACCGTTTGCAGTAATTGTGCCTAATGGCTCTTGGCTTGATTTAGCACCATCGCCCCATCGTTTAGTTTTGCCGCTACCTTCGCCGTGGCCTGCTTGCACCATGATTGGTGTTGCTAAGGCAAATTCACCACCTTTGGCTGTTGTGATGGTGTTCAATGGTTGATTAATATCATGAATACCATTTGAGCTGCTTTGTGTTACTTGAACGATGAACGGATCAGCATTATTGATAACGTACTTCATCATGCCTTTAGCGATACGGCGCATTGTGGCCTCTGCTAATGGCTTCTTACGGTCAAATATAGATTGAGATTCAATGCTGAAATCAATGTGTTCATGCGCGGCGCTCCAACGCTTCTGACCGCGCTTAGGATTTTTAAAGTGCGTAGGTGCAGGGAATCTTACTTGCTGCCCATCATTACGCGCATGCATAAATAGTCTGTCTCGTGTAGTGCCAGCACCGTAATCAGCTGCAACAAGGTTTTGGCATTTAACGTCATAGCCCATGTTGTTAAGCATTTTGATAAAACGTTGCCAAGTTTGGCCTGCACGCTTAGGGTCTGGAATTAGATATTGCTTTTCGCGCGGCACAACTTCACCAGGTGCAGCAATACGGTTAGTAACCTTGCCGTTGGCATCAGTTAACTTGTCTAAAGTAATCACGCGACCAGTTGCACTATCACGCTTTGCAATCAATGGACCCCATTTTTGAACCTGTTTAACATTCTCAAGCGTAATTACGCGAGGCTTTACTTGACCAGCCCAGCGAACAACAACCCATGACAATGCACGGCGTTTTTCATTACGAGGTTGACCACCAGCTGCTTGACTGTGATGTGTGCAATCTGGACTTGCGTGAAGGTGTCCAACAGGACGACCATGCACTACTGAATCTGGGCATACTTCAAATACATCTGCTACAAAGTGGCGTGTTTGAGGGTGATTGGCGCGATGCATACTCAATGCATCGTCATTGTGGTTAATCGCAATATCAGGATGGCGACCTAGTGCCATGTAGATTGCCTTTGACATACCGCCACCACCTGCAAACAGGTCAACGATCAATTCGTTATGAATATCAAGCAGCATTTGTGGTCTGATCATATAAGGTCCATGCGATTAGTTTTGTTGAGCGATTTGGTCATGCTTTGTTTCGATCAATATTTTTGTCTGAGCAGTTTTTGCAATACTGACAATTTTCTGACGTTTGCTTGATCTGAACGCTTTGCGGCAATCAATCATGCATGCTTGTGCTGCCGTAATGTTTTTTCGCGTGATTGGTGTATTGCTATGCAAGCGTTTTTTGATGATAGTGAGAGGCAGTAAGTTGATGCTTAAGCCTAGTTGCTCATTAATCATTTCCCATGTGAGAATCCATCCTTCTAGTGCCGGAATGATCTCAGTCCAAACGCCTTCGTTGTCTCTAAATACCGGAATGCCTTGCATTGCATCAATAGTGCCATTGCTAATTTGGTCAAGTATCGACTGAGGCATATCGAACACTGTAAATTCATCAAGCAGGGCAGGCAGTGGCACTATGCGATCACAATGGGTGATGTTTCTGCGCTCGTTACGCTCTGCTTGACGGCGTTGAGCGCGATTCATGGTCTATTTTCCTGACCGCAATTAGGACATTCGCCGTAATTTTGTCGGATTGTTAAAAACCTTCCGCACCCAACACATTTGTATGTGTCTTTCTTTTCTTTAGGTGGTTTAAGTAGTTTTATTCCTGTGCCACTCAATGCTTCTTCTCGATTGATATACTGCATATCAACAGCAGGGCGTGTCTTTGCATCAATGTAGTCTTTAGGCCATGGAATATCTGTATAGCGTGATTCGTGCTGTTTAACGGCTTCGTCTTTATTGTAGATATGGGCTTTTGATAAATCCGTTGTATAGCCATTCCCGTTCTTAGCCCACCACAAAACATCATTTCCAACGTATCCACGGCTGTCTTGAAGATAAAATTGGTTACTCATTCACGCACCCACTTTCTGTGCGCCCACATGCTTGTAACGATGGCAAATGGGCCAGAGGTCAAGTAGGCGGTAATTTCATAAAAACCAGCTTCAGGCACTGTTTTAAATAAAACTAGGTTAGCGCCAGATATAGCAAAACTAGTAACAAAAGCAGCTCTATAATGGCCGTTATTCACGTTTAAGCTCTGAAAACCAAGTGCAAAGACCAATACAAAAGTGCTGCCGAATATGATTAATGCGGTCATGCTGCTGCCTTTGTTTGCTGCACTAAAAGCTCAAGCTCGTTGGATTTAATGTTAGCTAGATGCTGGGTGAGTGTATTTATGAGGTTTTCAGTATCATCGCGCTCTAATGTTAAGCAGAATGAAAAATTTCCCTGCCTAAACCAGACTGCATTTTGTAAAACATTGTCATTAAAAATTGTTGATGCCGCTCTAATTTCCGTGTTTTGAATTTCTATTTTTACATCTAGAGACAAGTTAATTTGGGTTTTACTACTCATATTGTTCTCCCTGATAAATTCCATGATGTTTTTAAGCTGTAGTGGCGTTTGGTTATGTAGTAATGCGTGTCTTTAAGGCGCTTAATCAGTCGCCCGTGTGTAATCCATGACAACATCCAGCCAAAAAGAAATACCGATGTAAGCTTCATGTAATAACTCCAAAAATTGAGGCGTTAACAGATAGGTGATTGTTAAAATAAATACGGCTGCAACAATGCTTTTAAGCGCCTGATAGATAAAATCACTTGATGTGAGGTCGTCTAGTGGGTGGTTGTTGCTCATGGTTAAGCGCGCTCTGCACTCATGTTAGCCATCATCTGGCGGCGCGCCTCAAGCGACACCACCTTACTTTTGTTTTTTTCTGGACGATGCACCACACGAAGCCCTAATGCCTTTGCTTCGTCAACAATGGTTTGAACGGTGCGGATATTCGTGTTTTCTGCAATTTGTAAATGAATGGTTTGCATGGTTAGCCTTAAATTTTGTTGTACCAATATTCTTGTGCAGGTTTTGCACGCGAATTTTTCGGTATTGGCTGCTGCGGTGTTTTGCGTTGTGCCAGCCTAATTAAACAAGTCACCAATGCTTTACTCTGCATGGCGCGTTCAAACGTGTAGCCCAACCTAGGGAGTTGTGAGGTATTAAATGCGGTTTGTAAGTCTGCTGTTGCTGGCATTTTTCAAACTCCTAAATTACTGTTTAGGTGTGGCGTTTGAAATATAATAAAACAATTGTTTTCTTTAAGTCAACAACATTTGTTTTATTTTGTGATTTTTAGTTGTTTTTAAGAATTTATAGACGTAAAAAAACCGCCTCAGTGGGCGGTTGGTGAACTGTACGATTTAAGCGTACGGTTGAATTGGGAGTTTATATTCCTATGTCTGAAATATAAATCTTGGTAATTTCTCCATCATTCATTTGCAGCTTTGCTTTAACAGCTATTCTTTCACCTGCTGCAAAAGCAAGGCTGTAGATATTATTAACATTGCGCAATAATGGGTCAGTAATCACTGCATTAATTCTTTGATTTGACTTTGAATCACCAATTGTTACTTTGCAAGAGCCTAACTTCAAGTCTAATTCAGTAATAAGAACTACTAAATCTTTAGTTTCGGTAATTTCATCATCTTCATTCTGGTTTATGACTTCTGCGTCATCTTCATTAAGAGTGGTAGATAACGAGTTGGCTGGGCTATATATTGTTACAGTTTTTGCTGACTTCCCGAGTGGCGAGACTACTTGTTTAACTGATGCGCGAAGGTCTATAGACATACGATCTACTGTATCTAAAAGGCGAGATATTACTGCTTGGTCACGGTTACCAAGCTGATGTATTGCTGTTTCTAAAGCCTCTTTTAGAAGTTTCATTTCTTCACGCTTATTTGCATTGTAAGCCATTATATACCCAACCAATGGGACTGCAATGGCGCCGAATGATCCAGCTAATATTTGATGTTGTTGCACAAAAGTCCATGCCAAAGACATTGAAAAGCAGTTGGCTTTAGCTTCTTTTGCTAAGACTTTGACATCATGTGCGATGAAATATTTTGAATATTTTTGAGTTAAAGCAAAAGTCCCAGCTGTCCCGGCAATTCGTGCCAAACCCTGCAAAGACGCACCTAGTGCAAATAAGTCTATTTCATGAGCTTCAGCTTCTAATCCATCAAATCTAATAACTAATGACTCTTGATTTATCATATTATCCTTATTGTTATTAACACCCTCTACGTTCCCACCTGTCCTTAGCCTTCGCATCAGCTTTAGTCTGCCATTGCATATTGCTTGGATGATCTGCACCGCCACAAGCAAGCGCTTGAACATGGTCTATAATGTAGCCAGGACATGAGCCTTTACTACGTCCAGTAGCAGGGCATGGGTTAGATTGTTTAAACTGGCTTTTAGCCTTGTAGCTGCGTCTGTATTCTGCTTGAGCAGGGTATGACAATATTAATAATATCGTTATCAATAGATAATTCATATGTGATTATTTCTAATCACTCCAAGAGGTGATTCTCCCATTGTCGGTATAAATGTAGGTTCCGTTATATACGAATTGAATTGAAGTGCCGCGCGCGTTGACTGTTCTGTTGTATCTTTTAGGTAGGCCGAATGCCGCAAATACATCGCATTCGTATCCATTAATCTTAATTTGCTTATTCCTGATGGATGATTCATCGTATTTTGTACCGCGTCTCTTTAGATCTGCGGTAATGTTGCTAAAGCTTTCATGAGATGAATATTTTCCAGCCTTGATGCAAATCTCATGTTCTTTTAATGCGGCTAAGTTTTGAGGTAAAAGTTGTTGCCTTAGTTTCTCGGCCTTTTTATCGCTAGCAATCTTATCTCTACGCTGCTTTTCAGTCGCTGCTTTTTTTCTTTCTATTTTTTCCGCTTTTTCATCTATTATCGCTTGTTTAGCTTGGGCTTCTTTTTCTGCCTTTTCCGCAGCAACTGGGTCATAACCACCGCCAGTGAAGTAGTCTTCTGCTGCGCTGATATTATGTAATGAAATTAATAATGCAATTAATGCTAACCTCATCTTCTTTTTTTCCCTGAGTAAATTACCACGCCACATATGGAGCTGCCTTCTGGAACTTTAATAATTCTGTTTGGATAGTCTTGATTTAATGCTAGAAGATATTTTCCTTCTGGCGTATCTTGCAGCCTCTTGAATGTTGCATTTCCATGCTCATCTCTGACTATTACATCATCGTTGTGCCTGGCTTGCACTTCTGGATCAACAAAGATATGGCAGCCTTCTTGGTAATCGGGTGACATTGAGTCCCCTACGACTTCTAGTACGAATGTTTTGTCACTATGCGTCGTGCCGCAAATGAGCCATTCTGTTTCAAAGTCAACATCATATATGTGGCCAGTATCACATAGCTCTCCTGCTCTAACCCATGAAATGACGGGGCATTTTTTTATCTGAACTGATGCTGATTTTACGTTGTATTCCGCAATTGGCTGTTTTGCTTTGAGTTCTATAGCTAATCCTTCATTTGTAATGAAGTCAGGTGCTGTACTCCCTGTGAGTAGCTCTTGAATTGTTACCCCTAAAGCTTCGGCTAGTAAGCTAGCGAACCTAGATGTTTCGCTATCTCTTTTTTCAAGCGCACTTATGGCCCCCTGAGAAACAATGTTGTTTGTCTTTTCAGATAGCTCGTATTGAGTAAGCCCTTGAGCTTCTCTGATTCGTTTTAAATTTTCACCTAGTGCCATATGTATACCTTAAAACAAATGTATTTATAAAACAAACAACAATTGTTTGACTTTCATAAAACAATTGTTTTACAATGATTTCCTATATGGAAGCTTTCAAACAAATTATTGAAATTTCAGGTGGGCAAACTTCATTAGTACGCCTCCTTAAAAGTATTAAACCAGACTCTAAAATTCAACAGGGTCATATTAATAATTGGATTAATAGGGACTTTGCTGTTCCGTCTGAGTGGGTTATCCCATGTTGCCAAGCCGTTAACTGGCAAAAAACTCCTCATCAAATATGCCCAGAACTTTACCCTCATCCTGATGACGGCCTACCTATACATTTACGGAGTGCTGCATGATGCAACAATGGGGAGGCGCTGCAGCATACATTGCTAAATCGCAGAGAAGATCTCATCAATCGCACCACGCGCAATCTGCTGGAATTCGATGTCCATATTCGCGTTGTCCATATGTTCGGTTAGCGCGTCATAAGCAATTGTCATCAGCCGTTTTTTTGAGGAGGGGTCTATTCTCAGTAATGGCAAAAGAACCCTGTTACTCATTGCCAATGCTTCATGCCTGGCATGCAAAGCGCGATGCGCGTCTTCTAATGCTTCTAATCGTTTCTCAAGTGACATTTTTACTCTCTTTATTTTTAATTACTTTCTTTAGATGACTGAATTATGTATGTGTTTATTGATGAACCATACATTTATTTAGGAGGAAATAAATGTTGACTATTAGACATTTAGCACACCAGTTAGCCCAACACCGAATTGGGGATTTAGCTTTATTCATGGGGAAAGATCCTCAAGGGTTGCGTAATAAGCTTAATTTCAATTCAGAGAATGCTCATTTATATGTTCAAGAGTTTGAGCAGATTGTTGATTTTACTGATACTAATTTTTCTGTTGCTGAGTATTTCGCAGCCAAATGTAATGCGGTGGTGGTGAAGTTGCCAACAATCAATGATGGTGGGGATATGTGTCTGCTCGATTCGTACATGCAGATCATGAAAGAGATGGGAGACTTAGCTACTGAGTTTCAAAAGGCATATGCGGATGGCGATATTGATAGAAAAGAGTTTAAGCGCATAGCTAATGAGGTATCAGGTGTTCAGGGCAAGCTCTTGGCATTTCAAAACACTGTAGAAAGCAAAGTGACATAACTAGCAGTTTTGATTAATCCGCAATAAGTAGAACCCCCGCGCCCCGTATAAGGATATAAGAGGAAGTAGCAAATATGATTAAAAGTTTAGTAAACAGTTCCAAGTTTAGGGGTGAAACGGGTCCTTCTGGCACTTTCATCAATACGGGTCGAAACGAGCGTGATTTGTCTCACATAAACGGTGTTGGAACATACTAAACATGCTTAAGGTTAATGTCAGAGCTGACTTTTCAGCTATCAACAAAAAATTAAAATCTTTATCAAATGATATTGAGAAGAAGGTAATTCCTGCTGCACTGAATAAAGTAGGTGCAAAGGGAAAAGTAGAAATGTCTCGTGCTATTGCATCAGAGTTCAATATTCCAAGAAGTGAAGTTACAAGTAGATTGAAGTTGACTAGAGCCGGTCGTAAATTTACTCAGTGGCTTGTGCAGCTCGATCCATTTGCGTCACGTAGATTTGGTAGATCTCTTAATTTAATCCGCTTTATGGAAAAGAAAGTGACTCTAGCTGAGGGGAAGCGCCGTAATAAAGCCGGTACCCAAAATCAACTTCATTTTCAAATTAAGCGAGCTGGTGGAAAGAAAATAATCACGGGTGCATTCATTGGCAATAAAGGCCGTACCGTGTTTGTTCGCCAGTCAGATGCAAGACTCCCAATTAAAGCTTTGTCCACCATTGATGTTCCCCAAATGTTCAATACTCGTTTGATTCGTTCACGTGTTGAAGAGCGTATTCGTAAAGAGCTGGTTGTTGAATTTGACCGAGCTATCAAAGCTGTTACAACAGGAATTATAAAATGAGCAGTGCAGTTAACCAGCAAGAGGTATTCGACCAGCTTACTAGTATCGGCTTAATTGTTGATAGTTTTATTATTGGTCGCATGGTGCGCTGCAAGGTTGAGGGTACCCGTGAGAAGAAGGGTTGGTACTCTCTTCACGATTTTACTAAGGACAATGGCGATGTGATCATTGTTGGTAGTTATGGTATTTGGCAGGGCAATGATAACGGTGCGCGTAAAATCAACATCGATCGCCAAGCGCTGAGCAATGACCAACGAGAGGCGCTTAAAGCTAAGTACGCACAGGATAGAGAAAAGGCGGAAGCTAACCGTAAACGTGAAATTATGCTGGCGGCAAAGCGCGCCCAAGCAACCTGGCTTAAGTTAAATGCTACTGGTGAATCTGAATACCTGAAACGTAAAAACGTAGGTGCTTATGGTGTGCGTTACTCTGACTCTGGCGCTATGGTTATTCCGGCTCAAGATAATAGCGGTTCTACTTACGGATTGCAGTTTATTTTGCCAGCAGGTCATCCACGTAAAGCTAAAACTGGACGCGATAAAGAGTTCTGGCCAGTAGGCATGGAAATGCGTGGTAAGTACCACATTATTGGAGGTTCACCACGTAGAACATTGCTGGTGGCAGAAGGCTATGCCACTGCAGCAACTCTGCATGAAGCAACTGGGTTGCCAGTAGCAGTAGCATTTAATGCAAATAACCTGCTGCCAGTCGCACAAAATCTTAAAAAACGATATAAACGAGTCAATCAATTAATCTGCGCAGATGACGACTACATTCAAAAATGTGGCTCATGTGGAGAAATGACATTGATGAGCCATGGTGAGTATTGCGAATATTGTGGATCTGAGCACGGTAAAAACAATGCTGGCACATCAAGTGCACAAGCTGCAGCACTTGCGGTTGATGGTCATTGGATTGCTCCTGTTTTCACCATTGACCGTGAACGCAAAAAGATAACTGACTTCAATGATTTGCACGTATCAGAGGGTTTGCATGTTGTTCAGCATCAAGTTGAGCAAGCTATCCTCCAACTTGGCTGGGGTAGTGATGTATCAGCCAGCGTCACCTCTCTATCTGTGGGGGCGGGGGATGCGCTAAAGCCGTTGTTAGATGTAGAGGATGCAGTTGATCGCTATTCTCTGATTTATGGCGCTGGTGGCACGATGTTCGACCATCAGGAAAGCGCTCTAATCCCAAAATCAGATGTGATGGATATATGTGTTGACCATGCCTGGAAGGAATGGAAGCTACATAAAGGTCGTAAGGTTGTTCGCTTGTCTGAGGTTGGGTTTGATCCAACTGAGAATGATAGACATATTAAGTGCAATCTGTGGGGTGGCTGGCCTACAACACCTAAGCAAGGTAAGTGCGATGTATTGCTGGATTTGCTGCAATATTTGTGCAGCGGTGAGGAAAAGAAAAATAGCACTGAAATCTATGAGTGGGTGCTCAAGTGGTTGGCTTATCCCATTCAGCACCGTGGTGCAAAAATGCGCACAGCGCTTATTTTTCATGGACCACAAGGCGTAGGTAAAAATCTATTTTTTGAAGCCTATGGGGCTATATACGGAAAATATAACCGTATTGTTGGCCAGGCAGAGCTTGATGATAAGTTTAACGACTGGGCATCTGGCAAGTTATTCATGATTGCTGATGAGGTGATGGCTAGACAAGAGCTGTATCACCAAAAAAATAAGATTAAGGCATTAATAACTGGTGAAAATATCCGCATTAACCCTAAAAATGTGGCTGCGCACGATGAGCGAAATCATGTAAATCTTGTATTCCTTTCCAATGAAATACAACCGTTGGTTCTGGATAAGGATGATCGGCGCTTTGTGGTTATCTGGGTGCCTGAAAAGCTAGGTGATGAGATGTATCGTGCCGTTGATGAAGAGATTAAAAGCGGTGGGGTGGCTGCATTGCATCACTACTTGCTTAATTTAGATCTAGGTGACTTTACTGAACACACAAAGCCGCCAATGACGCAATCAAAAGAGGATCTAATCGAGGTCAATAAAGATAGCGTGCAGCGATTTATGGATGATTGGATAAGCGGTGATATAGGCCTGAAGGTTATCCCATGTCACTCCGAAGATTTATATCGAGCTTACCAGCAATGGTCTAGACGGAATGGTGTAGCTAGGCCACGTGAGTCATCTCAATTTATCAGTACAGTTTCTAAAACCCGTGGATGGAAAAAAGGTCGTCCGCGCGTTTATAAATCATGTCATTACGAAGGTGATCAAGTTCAAATGAGCATGATCGCACCGCCAGTAGATTTAATTAATGAAAAATTCCAGATGGGTGAATTGCAGCCAGCAAAGTGGCTAACGGATTGCTACATGGAGTTTCGTAAAGATTTAGATGATAACTCTGCTCGTAGTGGGGGTGATCATGCGTAATTGTGCAGGGTTGTGCAAGGGTATGTTCAATGGTCTGTGCATGGTTAAAGCACCGTCATTATTGGCGTGTGCAGGGTGTGCAAGGGTTTTTATCACACGTATGCGCGAGAAAATAAATAAATATTTATTTAAACAATGTGCACCTGTGCGCACACGGGCGACCCCTGCACACCATGCACACCCTGCACACGCCTTATTTTATGCGGTGTTTCGATATATTCACCCTTGCACAGACCATTGCACACCCTTGCACATGTCTATTTATGACTAATTTTAAAGAAAAAAGTATTAATGAATTTACTAAAGAAATGATTGAAGCCTTTGGCTTGGATCAGTTGGCAATCAGGGTAACTGGTCCAGATGGTCAGGTTTATAAACAATCTAAGAATTGGATTGATGAAGACCAATTAATCAAGATGGAAAAAGAACGGTTAAAAAATAATGAGCGTTATAAAACTGGAGGGGCTGGAAGTGGCTACAGGAGAAAGTAAATTAGAAGTTTATGCTGCATCTGCTCATGAAAAATGTGAAGGCATCCGCTGCGCATACAAAGAAAGTTGTAACCGTTATTTAACACGCAACGAAGGCATTAATGAATTTTATAGTTTCTATGCACTGGCAGATACCGATTGTGAATATCACCAGCCAATGATTAAAAGTGAGGTTACAAATGTTTAAAGCAAATCAAACAGAGTTTGCTGAACTGATGGGCTGGACTAAGGGTTATGTTAGCCAACTAAAGCAGGCAGGACGTTTAGTTTTTTCTGAGGATGGCAAGGTGGATGTTGAGGCAAGTAAGATCAAGATTGCTGAAACTGAAGACCCTAACCGAGATGATGTGAAAGCTCGCCATGCAAATGAGCGCGGTAGCGATAGTAAAGTAAATGAAATTGGTGCTCATTCGACTACTGGCAAATCAAAAAAAGAAAAAGAGCCAAAAGACCCGAGCCGCGATAGCTTTTCACAATCTCGCGCAAAAGAGCAGCAATTCAAAGCGCTGCAGGCTGAGCTGGACTATCAGGAACGTATAGGAAAGTTAGTAGCGCGCGATGCTATGAAGGATGCAATTGGTGATATGGTCACTACATTTCGCCAAAACTTAGAAAACATGCCCCACCGCATTAGTGCTGAGTTGGTAGGAAAAGATATCAACGACATTCGTATCACCCTCAAGCAAGCCGTCCATCAAGTACTTACGCAGTTAGAAAAAGGCTGCAATGACAAATTGAATCAATCTGCTCAGGAGCAAGCATGAGTTTGCCATTTGATGCATTTCTTCTGACTTATGAAGCTGCTCGTAAAGCAGTAAGGCCTAAAGAGTTTTTAACCGTTAGTGAGTGGGCTGATAAGCACAGAATATTATCTGGTGAGGGTTCTGCTGAGCCTGGCGAATGGAAAACATCGCGCACCCCGTTTTTACGCGAGCCTATGGATTCACTTTCTGAGGACTCTGCTGATGAAAAAGTGGTGTTCATGAAATCAAGTCAAGTAGGTGGCACTGAGGCAGGCAGTAATTGGGTTGGTTACATCATGGATCATGCCAAAGGACCAGCAGCGATTGTAATGCCTACTGAGCGCAGCCTGAATGATTGGGTTTCTCAAAAATTTGACCCGATGGCAAATGACACACCTGCAGTAGCAGAGGCGCTTTCTAAAAAGAGCAATAAGTCATCTGACAATAACGCACAGCGTAAGAAATTTCTTGGCGGTATTTTGTATTTTAAAACGGCCGGCTCTACCTCAGAGTTAAAGTCTACTAGCTTGCGTTATGCCTTGGCTGATGAAGTGGATGAATGGGCTTGGAGTACTGACCAAGGTGACCCACTAAAATTGCTAGATATTCGGTTAACAGCTTTTGGTGATTCAAAAATGTTTATTGTTAGTAGCCCCACTGTTAAAGATGCTAGCCATATTGAAGATGCGTTTGAAAAAGGTGACCAGCGCCGTTACCACGTGCCATGCCCGCATTGTGGAGAGATGCAGTATCTGAAATGGCATAACCTACGCTGGACAAAGGATGTAAAAAATCCGAGAAAGATTGCGTCTGTTTACTACGCCTGCGAACACAATGGATGTGTGATTGAGGAATATCACAAAGCCATCATGTTGCCGGAAAAAGGGCATGGCGGTGAGGCACGCTGGGTTGCCATGGCGCCTGATCATTTATATAAAAGTTATCACATCAATGCTTTGTACTCTCCAATTGGTCTTGGTAAATCTTGGACCCAGTTGGTTTATGAGTGGATTGATGCTCAGGACGATCCTAAAGACCTAATGGTGTTCATTAACACTCGCCTTGGTGAAACATATGCGGACCGTAGCCATGATATTAAGCCAAATGCATTATCTGCCCGTGCAGAGCCTTACGCCTTACGTACGATACCAATTGGCTGTTTAGTTCTTACTTGCGGGGTGGACACGCAAGATGATCGATTAGAGATTCAAATCACTGGTCATGGACGTGGTGGTCGCACTTGGCCTGTTGATTACCATGTTATCTACGGCAATCCAGGTGATGACGATGTTTGGGATTCTTTAGGTAAGTATTTGAAGGATGCTGTGTTTGTGAATCATTTCGGTAAGAGTTTGAGAATTGAAGCAACAGCTGTCGATACAGGCGGTCACCATACGCATATGGTTTATGGATTTTCTAGGCGTGCTGCAGCAGATTTTGGCGTTTCACGCGTTATAGCATGTAAGGGTGCAAGTACTTATGGCCGCGCTATTTTAGGAAAGCCAAGTTTGCAAGATGTTAACTGGCGAGGCCAAACCATTAAAAAAGGGGTGGCGCTGTATGTTATTGGTTCAGATACAGCAAAACATTTGCTCTATAACCGTTTAAATGGGGATAACGAGAAAGACCCAGGGGAGCGTCTTGTGCATTTTAGTACAGGACTGGATGACTCTTACTACGATGGTTTGGTGTCTGAAACTTACAACCCCAGAAAAAACAGATGGGAGCTTAAAAAAGGTAAGCGTAACGAGCAACTTGATACTTGGGTGCTATCTATTGCAGCTAGTCATCATCCTGAAGTCTACCTGCATAAATGGAAAAAATCCGACTGGGAAAGACGCGAAGCAATGATAGAGCCACAAAATGTTGCAGATACTGATGCAACAGAAATGCAACAACCGCAACCGGATGTGGTTGACGTATCAACCAACATTGGTGGCAAGCTGCAGCTTTCTGGTTTTAATCGTGGAGGGGCGCGATAGTGGCTGAAGACATAGTAGATTTTATGATGCAGCAGTTTCGCGACGCTATTCCAGAGCTGAATAAAGAACAAATTCAGGAAAAACTAGAGATAATTGAAACAACAACGCGTAAGCATTGGGGTGGAGAGGATGCGTATATCGCCAAGAAGAAAATCAATAAAGCCCAAGTTAAAAAAGCTGTGACTGAGTACTTGGGTGGAAAACCGTTTAGTGAGATAAGAAAAGAGACTGGTGTAGGTAGAGCAACGATATTTAGGCATATGAAAAAAGGTGATTGATATCGTCTCATTTTCCCCTGAAATTGAGACAGTGCTAGGCAGATAATACAATTTTATTAACCAGTAATTTAATCCAAACTTTTAGGAGTAGAGCGATGAACTGTTAATTTAATGAGTTGTAACTAAGGTTAAAAATACAAATTTAATAAGGCTGCGAAAGTGGCCTTTTTTTTCGTCTCAAATTCCCCTAAAAATGAGACGGTAATACCAATAAGCTTGGCACTATTAATCGGAGATTCCGAATGGCCGGCATTACACTCGAACAAGCAGAAACCAAGCTTAATGAATATCTAGAAGCAGAATCTAAGATTCTTGCTAATCAATCTTACGAATTTCAAGGGCGCCGCTTAAACCGCGCAAATCTAAAAGAAGTGCGTGATGGCATTGAGACTTGGGATGCCCGCGTAAAAGAGCTGGCTGCTAAAGCATATGGTGGCCGTCGTACAGTCGTTGCTCGCCCAAGGTAAATCATTATGGCAAAAACTACACCAACCCGTAAACCGTTAGAAATTAAACCGAACTTGGTTGATAAAGCAATTGGCTACTTTGCACCTAAAGTTGCACTAAGAAATATGCAGGCGCGCTCAGTGATGGCGTTGGCTGTAGGGGGATCTAGTGGAATTGGTTATAAAGGCGCAAAACGTGATAATGCTGCAACATCAAACTGGAATTCTTTTGCAGGATCTGCTGAGGCTGATATTAGCCCAGACTTAGTCATGAATCGCGCACGTAGTCGCGATTTGGTGCGTAACAATCCTATTGCTGGTGGTGCTGTAGGGCAGATGACTACGAATGTGATAGGTACAGGCCTTTCACTCTCCCCGAAACCAGATGCAAAATTCTTAGGAATTACCGAACAGCAAGCAGATGAGTGGGCAGAAAACACTCTGCGTGAGTATTCTCTATGGGCTAATAGTAAAGACTGTGATCTACGCAGACAGTTAAACTTTTACCAAATTCAAGATCTGGTATTCCGTTCTCGCATGGAGTCCGGCGATGTATTTTCTATTAATCTTATAAAACCACGTGGAAACAGATACGACCTGACATTACAAACCATTGAAGCAGACCGTTGCAGTAATCCTAATCGAAAACAAAATACCAACACAATGGTTGATGGTATTGAGATGGATGGTGATGGTGCGCCTATTAGATACCACTTTAGCAAGATTCACCCTGGTAGTTTACGTCAAGCTGGTAATGAGTGGATCCCCGTACAGGCATACGGTGAAAATGGCCGTAAAAATGTAATTCATCTCTTCAAGCAATTGCGTCCTGAACAGGTGCGTGGCGTGCCTGAATTCGCCCCAATTATTGAACCATTGAAGCAGCTAGGACGTTTCACAGATGCAGAGCTTCAAGCGGCTGTAGTGAACGGTATGTTTGCTATGTTTGTGCGAATGGATCACGAAGCGTTTATGGATATTTTTGACGACACTGGGCGCCAAAATTATGCAAAACAAGCATCGAATTGGGACGGGAGTCTTGATGATAATGGTCGAGTAATTAATTTATTGCCAGGTGAAGAGCCTGTTTCGCCAAATCCTGGCAGACCAAACCCTGAGTTTGACCAATTCTTTCAATCGATTTTGCGCCAAATCGGGATGCAACTGGAAATCCCCTTTGAAGTGCTGATCATGCATTTTCAATCAAGCTATTCAGCTGCGCGTGCTGCATTACTTGCCGCTTGGAAAACTTACCGTCGTTGGCGTGATTGGATGGCCTCTGACTTTTGTCAGCCTGTATATGAGTTGTGGCTAGAGGAAGCTGTAGCAAAAGGCTACATCAAAGCACCAGGCTTCTTTGCAGACAAGCTTACTCGTGCAGCATGGAGTAAATCAATCTGGATTGGAGATGGTCCTGGCAGCATTGACCCAGCCAAAGAGGTTTCTGCTGCAAAAGAGCGAGTGGAGCTAGGTATATCAACACGCGAGACAGAAAGCATTCTGCATGATGGTGTGCCTTATGAAACCAAACATAAGCAATTAGCCAAAGAAAAACGCATGCGCGATGCTGACGGCTTGACTGTTTTGCCATCACAAGGCGGTATTCCAGTAAAGATTGAAGACTTAGATGAAGACTTAGATTTAGATAAGAAAAAAAATGAAGACGATGATGAATAAATCACGTCTCATTTTCCCCTAAAAATGAGACGTCACACTCTGTAATGTTAAACCTATGCGATATCCACATATTACTGCAAGGCTTTTCAATGCACCGCTGATGATTCATCCGCAAAAGCTGGATGCAATTATTGCTGGTATCAGCCCACGTTTATTTGCTGCTAATTCTCATACTGGCGATTCAGCTGGATATGAAATGCTTGCACCAGAATTATTTTCCACTAAAAAAATGAATCGCCAAGATTATGAGCGCGGTTTCCAAGTGGTGGATGGTGTGGCAGTTATCAATATTTCAGGTGCAACAGTGCACCGTAGTCGTATGGAAGCTGACTCCACATTTTTGCTTGGTTATAACGACATTACCAGACAAATTGAAAGTGCCATGGATAACAGCGATGTTCATGCTGTATTGCGCGTTTACGATAGCCCAGGCGGTGAAGTCAACGGCGCGTTTGAACATGCAGAACGTATGCAAGCATTGTTGGGTAAAAAGCCCATGATTTCTATTGCGGATAGTATTGCCGCTTCAGCTGCTTACTTAGGTGGTAGTGCCGCTGATGAATTAGTCATTACAAATACTGGATACGCTGGCTCCATTGGTGTAGTGATGCGTCATATTGATGTTTCACGTGCGATGGCAAATGAAGGCGTTCAAGTCACTCATATATTTGCCGGTGATCATAAAGTGGATGGTAACCCATTCGCGCCTTTACCTGAGTCTGTTCGCGCTGATTTCCAAGACGAAATTAATACCCTTTACGAGATGTTTGTGCAAGCAGTTTCAGTGCAGCGTGGGCTTTCAGTAGAGGCCATCATCAACACACAAGCCAATACATACCGTGGTCAAAAAGCCGTATCAATGGGCTTGGCTGATCGTGTGTCAACTACCGACAAACTAATTGCAGAGTTATCGCAAAAACGTAGTACTCGCGTTCATTCTATTCCAGCCAATGTAAGTACAGCGGCTAAAGAAAATGCCACGTTGCCTGGCATGCAGCAAGACAAGGCAGCACCCCATATTTCAACCAAAGGAGTAACAACCATGACACTGGAAGAATTGCGCGCTGCGCATCCAGACTTGTGTGCTGCTCTGGTAGAAGAAGGCCGCAGTGCCGGCTTCGACGCCGGAGCATCTGCAGA